CACCACCTGATACATTCCGCCCTACTTCAAAAAGGAGGGCGATGCGATGAACTTGCGAGAGCTTTTGGTGGAGCGTTACGCGGTGCTTCACAATCTGAAACCGAAAAGCGTGATCCTGTTCGGCAACTCACTGGACAGGTTCCGCGACTTCCTTGGGCGAGAGCCGGAACTGTCCGATCTCGAAGACCTAACGGTTAGCCGGTTCCTGCGCTGGCGTGCCGTGACGCCACACCGGGGGCTGGTCTGTGCTCCCGCCACCGTCCGTAAGGATATGGCACACCTAGTTTCTTTGTGGAACCACGCCTGCAAGAAACGAATCGAAGTGAACGGGAAACAACTGGAGTTCCCCGACCTTCCCCGGAACATCGTCAGGGTGCCCCAGAAGCCGCCTAAGGGCTTCACGGTTGCCGAGGTGTCCGCACTCATTCGCCACGCGGAAGGCCGTAGGGGGAACGTCGGGCCTGTCCCAGCGAATTGGATGTTCCAGACGATGATCTTTGCCGCCTGGCTGACGGGCGAACGCCTTGGTGGTCTGCTGGGGCTGCGTTGGGGTACGGTCGATTTGGACGGCTGCCGGATCACGTTCCTTGGGGACACGCGAAAAGGGGGCATACAGACGATCACGCGGTCGATCACGCCGCAACTGGCTGAGATGATGCGAAAGCACAGGAGGGCGGCAAACGAGCTTGTGTGGCCTTGGAACGAGCACCGTGCCCCTAACGCAATCTTTTGCAGCATGAAGCTACTTTGCTATCGGGCAGACGTGACGCCACGGGGATTCCACGCCATCCGTAAGGCAAGCGGTTCCTACGTGAAGCGGGGCGGGGGAGATGCCACGGACCACCTCGGGCACTCCAACCAGAAGACGACCAAGGATCACTACCTAGATCCCAGCATCACCGGGGAACAGTCGGCAATCGACTTCCTCCCGCCGCTCGACCTGGGCGACCACGACAAGCCTGCAGCCTGAACAGTGGGGGCGGCGCGGAGGGAAAGGGTAAGCCCCGCGCCGCCACGCCCACCGTCCGGCTCATTGTGGCCGCTGGATGTTCTCACGGCTTGCAAGCATCACCAGCAGCCGCTCCCGTTCCTCTAGCAGTCTGCCGATCATCCGGGCCGCCGTGCCGTTGCTGGCCGTCCACGAGTTGCTCGGGCCGTGGCGGTTCACCCACAGCCACGCTTCCTGTGCCTCGTCTTCGCTGTACGGCACGCGGGCTTCGTTCATGCGGCTTCCTCTTCCATCTTGATAAGACAGATCAAAGCCCAGTTCGCCGCATCAAGCAGGGCGTTCGTCGCATCGACAGGCTGCCCTTGTGCGTACTTCTGCATCCGCACCACGCAATCGCTTAGATCGCAAAGAGCCCTACGCCACGGCTCGACACCGCACTTGGCTGACGCGGTGACGTTCTCGAAGGCATCTTCGGCACCACCGTATTGCGCCGTCTTCTCGTAGTGCAGCGCCCGCAGTCGATCCAAGGCGTCGAGCCACTCGGGGCTGCCAGACGCATTTTGTCCTTCAGCCAAGAGCCCGTCGCCCTTCAGCCGCTGTTCGTACTTTGCGGCGCTGGCCTCGGTGGCTGCCTTCCAGCCTGGCTTCGTGGTGCAGCGTTGCCCTTCGCAGCAGCTGCCAGCCAGGCGTTCTTCAACCGCGTTTCGCAGTGCGGCGTTTTCAAGTTCGAGTGTGTTCATTGCTTTCCTTTCGGGCTTGCAACGTGCATGGCAGTAAGTCCGCCATCCGGTGCGTAGAGGAAAGTCTCCATTGCCTGTCTAGCGCCGATGAATCCGTTGACGCTGTGCCAATCATCCGGCGGGCACAGTGCCGGGGCGGTTCGCACGATCACACCGTCGAGCGTCTCGATCGGTCGCTGCCACTCCGCAGCCTGTGAATGGAAGTGGCCTGTGTGCCACTCCCGATACGGGCAGGCACTCCACTGGTGCGATGCTTCTAGCGCCATGATCTGCGGAAGTTTGCGCTTTGCCCGATTTCCATGAACGAAGCCGAGTAGCGTTTTTCCCTCGGCAAGATACTGCCTGCCGGTGAAGTCTGGTTTGACAGTGACCCGCCTATCGTTGCGGAACCGCTCTTGCATGATGCGCTGAAAGGTCCAACTTAAAACCTCATCGTGATTTCCGTTGACGATCACCACGTCGGTGGGCACCGTCTCCGCTGATCGCTCGACAATCGCCAAGAGCGAGTCGCACCCTACGGCGATCATCTTTTGCAGTCGCCCGTCACGCTCTAGCGGCGTGCCGCTGGTCGTCGTGCCGCCGGGCGTGTCGTAGTGGAAGAGATCGCCAAGGAACGCAATCGTCCTGCGAGTGGGTGAGTGGGAATCTCCCACCGCCAGCAGTTCGGAACCGGCCTGCCCCACGAGCCGCTCGGCCTGGTCAATGTCGTAGTCGTCGCCGCCGGTTGTCTTGCCCCATGCGTATTTGCCGAAGTGGCAATCAGCGACAATCAACACCTGCCACAGCCCGCCCCGCTTCGCCGGTTTCCGATATACCTTTTTTGGTATACGCAGTTCCTTCTTCGCCGCGTCGATCATCGCCTCGACGCACTCCATCGTCGTCGGCCCGCCCTTCGGCTTGAGCCTGACGAACACGCGGTGCAACTCAATGCTCCCGCCGTCGCCGTCGCCCGTCTCCCACTTCGTTGCTTCGCTGGCCGCGATCTCAAAGCGGCTCATGTCCGCTTCGATGTGCCGCAGCAAATCTTCGACCGTCTTGATACGCCGCGAGGTGGAGCGGGCTTCCAGTGTGTCGCCGTCCTGCCGCTGCGTCACCTGCTCCGCGTCGGCAGCGGGTTTCGGTGGCGGGAGTTTCGCGGCCACGCTCTGACTCAGCGTTGCTTTTTTAGCCACGCTATCACGGCCTGGATGCCGCCGGTCGCCCAGCCGCGTTCCTGCGCCGCCTCCATGATTGCCAAAGAGAACGCCCGCGTCTGATGAACGCGGGGATCGAACGACTCACGCACCGCAGAAAGTTCGGATTGGGCGTCAGCGGGCAACCGCTCAAACCACGTCTTGAATCCTGGCTTGCCGTTCGACGCCTTGGCGAGAACGTCATCAAGCAGGCTTGGTCTTGCCTTTGCCACGGGGCTTTCCTTTCGGCTTGGGCTTCGAGCGCCGCAGGTACACCATGCCGTCATCGTCAGGGATGCCGCCGCCAGCGGGTGCGTCGTCTTCTTCGTCGAGCGGCGAAGCGTCGAACTCAGGTGGCTTCGCTGCCTTCGGCGGTGGCGGCTTTCTCGGCACGGGCCTGCTCCCTGCGGGCGTTGGAAATCGCACGGCGAACCAGCACCCTACCGGCAGCGTCAAGGAACGGCAGGCTGCGGGCCTTGGCTTCCTCTCGCATGACTGCCACCACCTCGTCGATCCGTTCCGGCTTCGCGCACTCGTCGCAGCCCCAGGCGTTCATCTGTGCGGCCTTGGCCCGGCACTTGCACGTCGGCGTCGGCTCGATGCCAAACCGCTTCAGGAGCTTGGAGAGTTCTGTGCCGGGGCCGGAAGTTGGCACGGGCGGCGTCGGCAAGAATCCCGGCTTCGGCGTTCGCGGGTAGGCCTCGTGCGTCTCGTCTACGGTGATCGTGTCGCCGTCCTCGCTGACGATGCAGCCCCTAACCTCGTCTAGCGTGTAGCCCCGTTGGTGGCAGCGGGCGGCGAGATGCGAGCGGTGGCAGGCGATCATGGCAGTGGGTTCGCAACTCCGGGGCGGCAGCACGGATCGTCTTGGCATCCGCTACATGGGACGCAGTTCATGTTTGGAATTTCCTCGGCTGGAAGTTGCTCGCAGGGGCCGACGCTTCCGAATGCGAGGAAGTCCGTGCCGGGGAACTTCGGGCCGCCGAGATCGCCATCGCCTTGAGTGCCGCAGCACCCGCCGGAAATACTCAGCAATCCCGGTTGGTTCAGCGCCCACAGTGTCCTTGGCGGGTCAAGCCAAAACGCAAAGAAACTAATAACTTTTTGGTCAGCCACAGCCATCGTTGCGCTGCAATATCCCGCCTCATTCATTGCGTCTAGCATATCCTCGCCCCACCCAATTATGGTTGCGGCTGCGGCATTTGCTTCCTCTTCTGTCTCCCAAGAGGTCACAGCGTCAAATGGATCGACGCCAAGCCGGTCGTATTCGAACGTAATCGCCGGGCAGTAGCAGCAGATTCCGCAGCAACACGCCTGCCCCGTGCCGAGGGCACCGCCTTTGTTCACCAGCCCGCCGCCGTCCACTACGAGTGCCATCAGGATGCCGCCGTTGAGCAGGTGGTGACAGCAATGGAAACAGTCGTAGCAGTGCCAAGAGATGCCACGTTGATGCGGCTGAACTCAAGCGATGCCGTGCCGAGCGTTGCACCGCTCAGAGCAGTGGCCGCGTCCATCTGCCACTGGATCAAGTACCAGCCGGTGCCGTCCTTGGCGATGCCGCAGTTTCGCGTACCGTTCTCGGGCAGACCTAGAAACAAGTTCGTAGCGCTCACCGTGTTCGGCGTCGTCGTCTGGTTGCGGAACGTCACCACCTTTGCGGCGTCGATCGCCCACGCGCCCGTGAAGGTGCAGACGCGGAAGGTCTTCTGCTGTGATGCCGGTGCCGACCCATACGTGATGCCAGCCTGGTCCCGGTCGCCACCTTCAACGTGCCGCACTACCTTGGCGATCCGTTCCGCAGCGGGCCGCGTGAACGTCACCCGCTCAGTGCGTGCTGCTTTGCCGTCTGGTTTCTGTGCCACGTCTCGCTCCTGTGGCGTCAGTCTTCCAAGATCGTCAAGACAAGACGCGAACCCTCTGCTGCGGCTTGGGCGGCGTAGCTGCCTGGGCCAAGACGCATCACGGCAGGCTCGCCCGGCCGCAGCCTGACAGCACCATAGAGAACGCCACCGGAATACTGCCCAAACGTAATGGTGCAGGTGCTGGCCGTCAGTGCGCCCGAGTTGATGCTTTGCGCCAAGCACATACCAAGAGTGCCAATAGTCGCCGTCGATACTTGCGACACAGCGGTCCCAAGCCTAAGCGTCTGCAACAGAACGCCAGCAGTCGCCTGCGAAGCCGTTTGAGAAACGGACACTGCGTTGGAAAGCTTGTCTTTGTCGTATTGCAGAGACGCAGAAAAAGAAACGTCAGCCATTGTTTTTATCTCCAATTAGGAATTTCCGCCGGTCATGCCTGTCTGTGCGCCGGACGTAACTTCGCAAATGTCGCCGTCCGGAGTTCTGCTTTTTATGACCATGTTGTTTCGTATGGTCCCGGTCATGTAAACAGTGTCGCCGCTCTTTATTTCATACGCCCAAGCGACTGTTTCTCCCCCTGGCTGCCATTCTCTAATAGTCGGATTTTGCCGCACCGAAAGACCAAGGTTATATCTATAAGTTTTTTTGACGTTGTCCCACACCGGCGCGATGGATTTCGGAGCAGGCGGAACACCGCGCGGCCTGATCGCTAGTTGCCGCTCCGGCACTCCGCCTTGCGTGATAGTGTTTGGTACGTCTTCAATAACCAGCTCAACGTAGGCCTGCGCTTTACCATTTAGCAGTGGCGTTGTGGGCATACTCCGCGTAGATGTCCCGTTGTATACAACCCAGCTAAGTGGTTTTTCTTCCCACTGGGCAGGCAGTGGCGCACCAACTGCAAGCATTGGGTCGGGGAGTTCGCTGAAAGACTGAAAAAGACGTGGCCTCATGATGTCTATGTTGTCAAGCGAAAACTGAAAGTAGGTTTGACCGAAATTGATAGCCGAGATGTATGCAACCTTTACTGCAAAAGTGGCGGAAAAAACCGGCGTCATGGTCATGTTGCCAAGCTGGACGCTGGTAGCGTTCGGGCACATACGCACGAAAACGGATTGCTCGGACGCACTTGCGATTACAAAGTCTCTCCTCAAAGGATTTGGAGGCGGTGCCGTATAGTTCGTTATGCTTGTCATGGAATGCCTATAGCGTTCGCATTAATTTATTAGAATGGTGGCGTGCCGAAGTAGGTAGAGAACTCGACGGCAGGATTCACGCGGCGAGTCAGGATCGTTGGCGCACCGCTGCCGGTGAAGTCTGTGTTAAACCGGATGCTGCCATCGTCGTTCAACGCCATCACAGAGGCCGACGCAATCTTGTCGGTTCCCTCGAACACGTAGCAGCGTTCCTTTTTCTTGTCAGATCCTGATCCGCTGATGTAGTTCCAACCCACGTTCGGCAGATACAACTGGTAGCCGCTGGCCTTAAACGACAGTTCCGCAGTGACTTGCCAGAAGGTTTCCTCTACGCCGTTGACCACCTCGACGGCAGGCTGCCCGCTGATCCCGTGGCACATCCACTGATACGCGGCAGCACCAAGGAATGAATCGGAGTTCAGCGCCCCCGTCACGGCAACGGCGTTGGCGATCGGGAACGTGGCGCGGTTCCCGGCGATCGACAGTTTCAGTTCACCTTCGATCGACTGGGCACCTTCGATGATGTCGCCAGCCGAGTTGATGAGCGGTTTAATGTCGCTATTGCCGCTGCCGTTGTAGTAGCGGAAGCATGGCACAGAGATCCCGCTTGTGCTGAACGACCAAATATCGGCACGGGCCAGCGGGCTTGTTTGGAAACTAGGCGTGCCTTCCTGCGGCGACTCGTAGCTGTACGTTACTTCCGCGTGAAACGAATCGGTTTCGCTCACGGCCACGTTCAGGCAGAGCAGGTAGGAAAACTCTGGGTGTGCAGCACCGTGAAAGATGCCAATCGTGTTGATGATGTCCTGCGTGTTAGTCGCACCGTCCAGCGTGCAGACGTACTTGATCTCGGCAGTTGGTGCTTCGCCAAACTTGTGCGACAGCGTGCGCGGCAGGACTTCGCGGTAGGAGAGAACAGCCATTAGGCACCAAGGATTTCTACGGGGTTCGCGCCGGTGGCCCTGATCGCCTGCTTGATCTCTTCGAGCTTCGCCAGCTGGGCACGTCGCTGTTCGAGTGCAGGATCCTGGCGGCCGGTCGCCAACGCCAGAAACTGCGAAGCACCTTCTTGGGTGCGGATGTCGTTCACCTGCAATGCCTGCTGCGAAGGCCGGGCAAGTTCGGCGGCGATCTCCTTACGGATGCTGATGCCCTCGGCTGCAAGGTTCTGGAGTGCAGTGCGTGCTTCGCCGCCGTTCACTAGCCCCTTGTCGAACGCTTGGCGAACCTTGATGAACTGATCCTTCACCGTCTCGACGGGCTTCAGAAGGGCTTTGTCGAGCCCCAGCGATGACAGTTCACGGTCCCGTGCCTGCTGCCTGGCTGCATCCGTAGCAGCCGCCGCCGTCTCTTGAGTAAGCCGCAGCCGCTCCTGTGCCTGCTGAATCGCCACGGCATCGCCAGCCTTGCGGGCGTCGGCTAGGTTCTTCTCCGAGTCGCCGATCGTCTTGTTGATCGCCAAGAGATCCTGTGAAAGCGTCAGGCGGGATTTCTCGGATTCCGGTACGCCAGACTGCACAAGTTCCTGAACACGCTTGCGTGCCTCTTCTGTGGCCTTGGCGGATGTGTCGGCTACGCGCTTGGTGGCTTCTTCTTCAGCCTTGCGTGCGTCGGTGATCTTGTTGACTTCACGGACAACATTCTGGGCAGCTTCTGCAATCGCTTCTTGGCTGAAGCCAGCCCCCTTGAACTCGTCCGTCAGACTACGGACGCGGGCCTTTAGCACTTCAAAAGCATCGGCAACTTCTCTCGGCACTGCACCAAGTTTGCCAGCCTCTTGAGCAATCTTTTTGAATCCGCTCGTGGCTTCCTCAATGGTGCCTTGGATCAGCGTTGCGTCGGTGATCTCGGCGGGCAGTTTAAATGCGGCTTCAGCCTCAAGGGCAAACTTCCTGACGGCAACACTTGCGCCATTGATCTTGGCTTCGATCCCTTTGATGGAAACGCCAGCATCGTCTGCGGCAGCCTTCACTGCCGCTGTTGCATCAGTGCTATCGCCAGCCCATTTCAGTGCGGCCTCTGCCGCAAGCGAAAACCCAACAGCGATTGCACCTTGGATAGAGATAAGGAGCAGTCCGCGAAGGGCACCCTTTAGTGCAACCATTGCTGCGGCTGCTGTAGTTGACGCGGCGGCAAAACCTCCAGCACTGAGCGCGGCTGTCTTAAAAGCCAATGCTAGTTCAAAAATGTCCTTTGCGACGTTCGCAGACTTAACAAATGTCAGGTATCCAACAAACGCCTTTAGCGGATTCTTCACAAGGAAATCCAGCACAGGCGAAAGGGATTCCAGAGCCCTCACAAGATCACTTACAGCCGCTTGCGCTTTGTTTACAACGTCCTTCACGTCCACCTTGGAAATGAACGTGGCGGCAGACTCAGCAGCGGCGACAAGTGCTGGCGCAAGTTCTGCTGTAACACGAGCCTTAAGCGCAAAGAAAGTCGCATTGAGCTTGGCGAAACTGTCGTCAATCTTCGCCAGCCCCTGCACCTGGTCCTTGCTCAACACCAACCCCAGCCGCTCCGCTTCGGCACGCATCTCTGAGAGATAGCCAGCACCTTCAGCAAACACCGGCACCAGTTCGGCACCGCTCTTGCCGAACAGGCTCACCGCTGCCGCCGCCTGCTGGGCCGGGCCGGGCAGTTGGGAGATCGCCGCCGCGACAGCCTCGAAGGCAGCCTCTGGCGACAGCCGGGAAAGTTCCTGCACCGACAGCCCGAGATCCGCGAAAGATTTGATGGCACCCTTGTTGCCGGTCTGGGCTTCGCCCAGGTTAATGCCGAGCTTCTGAACACCCTTGCCGAACGTCTCCACGCTGACGCCAGACTGTTCGGCCGCGAACTGGTACGCCTGAAGCGTCTGCGTGGAAACGCCTGTCCGCTTGCTGAGATCGTCCACCGATGCCACAGCAGAGGCAGAGCCAGCCACGAAGGAGTTGAACGCACCGGCGACGGTCTGCACGCTCGACAGGAACACACGCGAAAGTTCGATCGTCTTCAGCGTCGAAACGTCTTGCTGGGTTTTCTTGGCGGCATACCCGAGCTTCTGGAGTTCAACCACACCGGCATTGATGCCCGAGGACATGCCTTGAGCATTTGCCGACAGCGTGAATCCTAGCCCGATGCTTGCCATGCCTAGCCTTCCAAGTCCTTCTTCATCTGCTCAAGCACTGCGTGAATCTGCGTCCAGTGCTTCGGTGCCTTGTCTTCGATCGGTATGAAATCGCCAGCGGTCGGAGTCTTACCCTTCGGGCAGTACGGGGCCAGCATCGCGCTGGCTAGCATCCCGGTCTGCGTCCATGAATCTTCGAGCGGGCTGAACCATCGTGAGTACGCGATCCATCGACTGAACTCCCGTGAATCCATTGCGTCGATTTGTTCCAACGTCATCCGAAGGTGGCCCGCCAGACGCATCTTGAAATGCAACGTCGGACGGGCGTTTATTCCCCCGCTAGTCTCTTGATCTCCTCCTCAGTCAGTGCGTTGTGCTTCATGGCCGCTTGCCACAGTTTGTGCATCTGGTCGCTGCTGCGAACCTTCAAGGCTTCGACACCTTCTTCGCCGGGGAAGATTAGGTTGCCCTTCTCGTCACAGAGCGTCCGCGACAGCAACTCAGATCGAAAGTCGGGAATGGCCTTGCCGCCCGCCTCGACTAGCTTCATCTCGTAGGAATCACGTTCGCCCACGCTCATAAGACGCAAGCAGCATTCGCCGCCGAAGGCTTGCACCTTGATAATCTTGGCGTCGTCTGCTGCGTCGATCTGTTCTCTTGTCAGTGACATTGGTTGCCTTATTGGATGATTTGGAACTCGACGGTGTAGCGCGTCACTCCGTTGAGTTCTGCCGCCGCACTCACGGAAGTACAGCATGCAGTGCACGTCAAGTTCATGCCGCCGCCGGTAATCGTCAGCGTGCCGAGAGTTCCATAGGGGGCGGTGCTTACGACGCCAATCGTCTGAACGCTGACAGAGCCAGCATCGTCAGTCCAGACAACGCTGCGGCCCTTGGGCAATCCGCCGCCCCACGTCCACGACAGGCCCGTAACTTCCGTGGCAGCCGCGCCGTCGAACGTGACCGTAATGCCTGTGCTGTAACTTGCCACGGGAAAACCTCCCGTGAACTAGCGGGCAACGCGGAAGGTAGCACTGCCACGGATGACATCGTTCACAGCAAGCGTAATGCTTGACGAAGACACAGTTGCCATCTTCGACAGAGCAATGCCGCCGGTAATGGTAAGCGTTCCAGTTGCACCGTCCGTGATCTCTGCTGACCCGATGTAGTCGATCGACACTTCCCGGCCCGTGTCAGTCGCAGAGCCTTTCAGCGGACGATTCTGCGTCAAGATTGCAGCGCCGACCGTCTGTGCAAGGTGGCTGATGTCGATGGTGTCGTTGCCGGTCGGGTCGGTCAGCGAGTACGTGATGTTGGTTACGGTGTAGCCAACGGCGTTAAACGTGAACACTGTGCCGCTGTCATGGGGCGTCGATGCCATTGCTTATGTCTCCTGCCACCAACAATCGAACGATAGTTTGACGCTATAAACCGGCGGCATTTCAGCACCCGCCAGCTGAACAAAGTCGTCCTGCTCGTTTTCGAGCGAGACCTGCTTGACCTCTGCATTGTCGAACGTGCCCCCGTACCCATCCAGACGCTGCCGCACTTTGTCGGCCAAGTCCCTGGCACCTTCGTAGGTGGCCGCGTACACGTCGAAATCCACGCTCACCTGCGGAACACCCATCGGGCCGCTAAGCGTCTGCTGCCTGCGGATGCCGCTGCGCCGGTAGGTGATGAACGGCAGGGCCGCCGACTGCGGGGCAAGCAGCGGGAAGATCCTGGCAGAGACAAGGGACGAAACAGCCGTGGTTGTGATTAGGGCGTTTCGCATGACGGCTTCGGGGGATTTCATTGCTCGCCTCCTCCATCCTTGAAACGCTTTCTGGCCTCACGCTGGAACGCACGCAAGGCACCCTGTAGCGCCTTTCGCATTTCAATATCAAGAACGCTTTGCATCTGGCTCTTGGATTGATTGAACGCCTTGGACAAAGGCCGAAGGGCTGGCATAGGAGCCACAGATCCGGTTGTGATGAAGTCGGCCGGGTACATGCCACGGCCACCAAACGCAAACGCCCCGCGAGTCTTAAAAGACGAAAGAATGCGGCGAGGGTTGTTTTCGGGCTGATCCTTTCGGCGATCCTTTTGGGTGATGATCCGCCCATCAAGAATCACCCGGCGGCGCTTAACCACCTTGCTCTTGCCTGGGGTTCGCCTGCCGCTTGTGCCAAACTCGACCAAGTGGGAGTGATAGGCACGATTCGGACCTTTTAGCACTGAGCCGCCAGCAAATGCTGGCGTTGCTGTTTTCTGCGCGCCTGACCCAACTGGCCTGCGGAACCCAATCACGACTACGGCGACAGGCAGCCGAAACTTGTTGTTGGTGTAGCTCTTGCCCTTTTCGCTAACGCTGGCAAGGAGGTTGCCCGTAACCTGTCCGATGGTTCGCACCTGGGCAATTAATGCCGCCTTGCCCGGCTGCGCGGCCTTTTTGAGTGCCTTCCGCTGGTACTTATTGCTGATCTCTGCCGGAAGTTTTTTAAGTTCGGCAACGACCTCATTTAGCGGCGTAAGGCTAAAACGCTTCTTTGCGGCCTTTGTGCGACCAAGTGCAAACGCCACTATCGGATCGCCGGATGGGCTTGCCATTAGGGAATCTGCTCCTGGCAAATCGCCTCATGTTCGCTGCGGTTGCCGTGTTCAAGCAGGCTCACGATGTCGAGCGTGCGGGAACGCCAAGAGAACCGCATGTTCTGGCTGAGCCCCGGCAGGTAACGCAGCCGCACCTTGTGGCTGATCGTGGTTTCCTGCTGCCCGGCTGCCAAGGCTTCGCGGGCGCTCACTCCTTCGACGCTGGCCCACACGGCAGACGAGTCCGCCCACGTCAGCACCGTCTCGCCTAGCGTGTTGGTGGCACCGCTGGCGATCTGCACAGTGATTCGCTCGCGTAGTTTGCCGGGGTCGATCATCGGTAGGAACCCCACCGCTGCGAGTCTAGGAGCGACTTCACGCCGAACGGGATCTCATCGCCGCCCATGGAGTCGGCCGCCATGCGCCGCTCGAACCACATCCCCACCAGCATCAGCATGGCGTGCCGGATCGCCGTTGGCACATCGCTGCCGCTGGCCCCGTAGCCGCCCCACCAGGTCACACTGATAGCGTTGTCGTCTTGCAGGTGCGGCGGCCACGTCTGCCCGTACAGGGTCTTCACGCTGCCCGGCGTGGCATTGCGGTCTACCCTGTAGCTGCCCGTGCCGTAGGTGGCCGTTGTGCCATTCTCATAGGTAAACGTCAGGGCCACCGCTGTGGCTGTGCCAGCCGCTGCCATCGGGGGGCGTGGTAGTTCGATGTCCATGGTGCCGTCAGGCGGGAACTTGTCGAACCGCATGACCCACTGGGTGTGCACCAGCGTCCGGTCGAGGTACTGCTCGCACCACTCGCGGGCTGCCGTGATCAGCGACGACACGTAGGCATCGTCTGTGCTGGTGTCGATGCGGCAGTGGGCCTTCGCTTCGGCAAGCGTCACAGGCTCGACCACGGGGGCAGTCGCTCTAGCAAGGCTGCGGTACATCATTTCCTGCGTCTCCGCTTGGGCGTGGCGTCGGCCGTTTCCGTGGCAGGATCAAGGGCCGCAGTCTCTAGCAAATCCTGCTGCTGCTCGATTGCAGCGAACCGCTTGGCGACCAACTCCGCTGCCAGACCGCCGGGGATCTCTACCACCTGGCCGGTGCGGTAGGAACGGAAAGGCCGCAGTATTCGTAGTTTGGTCATTCGGGCACGCTCCATGCAGTGTCGGGCTTCTTCATGCTGTTGCAGTATTCGGTTGCGTGCTGGTACACGGGCTTGCCGAGATCCTTGCCGGGCCATGTGAAAACGTATTCCCCGTGGCCGATACACACGCGGGGCGTGACATAGACGCGGTTGCCGCTTTCCCTCCAGTTGGCCCAGAATGCAATGTCGGAATCACGCCGTGGCCGCCAGTTGGGATCGCCTGGGTTCTTTGGCTTCTCGTCCCATGTGCCGTCGCTGTTGGGCATTTCCTGCATCCACGGCAGTTTGCAACGCTTGAGCGCCGCCGTGCTCAGGATCGTGCAGCCAAAGTGGGCAGTGTCCACTTCCTGAACAGGCTCTGCGAACCAAGAGCTTGGCAGGGTCGTGTGGCCTTCCTTGGGCGGATTCTCCAGCGTGCCCTTCAAGGTCAGCATCGGCCTGCCGTCCTCCCGCTTTGTTTGCAGCGGGGCCAGCGCATCGCACTGGAAGGCGAGCGCCATCGAAAATAACTCTTCAACATCGCGCTTGCTGAAGGCGCTGTCATAGTCGATTACCAGCAGGAACTCCGCTTTGTCGATAAAATCCTGGCACACGCGGGACAGGCATTGCGACCAAAACGCACCCTGCATCATCGTGGGACGAATGCCCAACGGCATCAACGCCTGAGCCCACGTATAGAAGTTCGACATGAACCCCAGCCGGGGCACGCTCATCACGGCTTCGACTCGAATATCAACTTCTGTCTGGCCTACCTTGACGATCATGGGCAACCCTTAAAAAGAGAGCGGGCCGCCCCGAGTTGGAGCGGCCCGCCTAGTTTGCACATCACGTCAAGCCGTCAGGCTTACGCACCCACCAGGCCGATCATCGGGCCAGCCACGGTGTCAGTGCCAAGGTTGGCGTGCGTGATCGCCACGCGAGCCACGGCGCGAATCACCGTCTGGTCACTGAGGAAGTTCACCTGATCGCTCGACGCGATCTCGATGCCCTGCCGCACGCCGTAGTAGCTGGAGTTCGCCATGTTCCCGTAAAGGGCCATGATGACACCCGTCGAGTCCGCACCGCTCGGGAGCCGGTCGGTGAGAACCACCGGGCTGCCAAGGAAGGTGAGGCCCATGCCCTGCGAGAGTCCGACCGAACCGCCCTGGGCGAGATCGAGCGACTGCATGCAGGACGCAAAGAAGAACGGCGAACAGAACCACTTGGCACCCTGACGCGAGTGCTGCGGAACCTTGGCCATCATCGCCAGCAGGTTCGCCTTCGTCACTTCGTCGGGCGTGTCACCGGCAGCCGTCACCAGCGAGGCGGCGTAGGTGGCAGCAGACGCAGCCAGAAGCCCACCCGTGTAGGTGCTGACGAGCCCGGCAACCGCTGGCGCGTTGCTGGGGTTGCCACTCCACGCAGCGTCTTCCACGGCGTTGCCAAGCGTCAAAGCCAGTTCAGCCGCGATCCAGTCGGCAATCGACACGATCGAGTCCTGAAGCAGTTCCGAAGCAATCGTCACCGCACCCGTGACCTTCTTGGCAGTCAGCGTCACCTGGTTGCTGGTGGGATCGCTGGCGGTGATCGCCACGTTCTCGTTGATCCAGTAAGCGGTGGCACCGGCAGTCCGACGCGGGAACAGCACCACGTCGCTCGGCATCTGCACGTTCTGTGCGTTCTGAGCGAAGGCGGAATACTCGTCAACAAGACGAATGACGGTCGAAGACAGAACATCGGGCACGAAGGCCGCACCCGTGGTGCTGCCGGTCGAACCCTGAGCACGAGCCTCGACGCCGTGATCCTGGCACCACCGCTTCGCCTCGGCGTCACCGCTCTTGCTCTTGAACCACATGCCGACCGAGTAGGCGTCACGGGCGTTCTCAAACGCACGGAGCCGACCCGAGAAAGGAACCGCCTCGATGCGATCAGCCTTACGCTCTTCGGTCACTTCCGGTGCCGGGCTGCAACGCTCGACAACCGAACGCAAGTTCTTGGCCGAGTCAACGACCTTCTTTTCAAAGTCGATCTTCGTCGTGAGCTCTTCGGCCCGCTTGTTCAGGTCGATCAGTTCCACATCGCGGGCAGTCGTATCGTCGGCCTCGATCGCACGCACGGCGTCGATACGGTTGGCAAGGGTTGCTGCCTCGTCCTGAAGCTTCTTGAGATTGTCCATGTTCGGTGAGACTCCTGCGGCGGTATTGCCGTGGAGTTCACGCTATTGCCGGTCGGTGCGTGTCTTGCAGTACCGCACTTCGGAATGTGTTGTGTGGACAAAACAAGTTCCGCGTGCCCCGCACTTGGGGCACCGCATGTACCGCTGCCGCTCGTTGCCAACCGGGCGGCTGGAACGAGTCCGCAGACGCTCACCGCACTGGCACCGCACTTCAGACATTTCGCAGCCTCAGAGTCCATGCCGCAGCGGCATCACGCACCAGCGAACGCTTCACGATCTCGGCGGCCACAGCCTCGGGCTCGGGATGCGACTGCGTTGCCAGCCAGGCTTCGTAGGAACGCATAGCCACAGATGCAGACGTGGATGGGTAGGCCGGGTTCAGCACCGGCCCCACGTCGTAGAGTCCCGATACCTCGCGGATCTGGCGCACGGCCTTGCCGTCCTCGCCAGTGCGGAAGGATTCATTCTTCGGGTCCACCGTGAAGGCGAACGACGAGCCCCGCACGTCGCGCCGCTGAATCAGTTCGAGCACGTCGGCCCGGCTGACGGGTGGCGTCACCACGTACTTCAGCCCCTTGTCATCGCTGGAGAGTTCCAGCGTGCCAGACGATGAACGGCCCAGCACGATATTGGAATCATGGTTGAACAGCGCCACCACGTCGCCCTTGCCCCTCTGGCGGCTCAGGATTTTGTCGAAGGCTCCCGGCAGGATCTCTTCCCTGAAGCCACCCAGATCGAGCGACAGGCGGTTGTAGACGGCAGCGTAGCCGATGATGGCGGCCCGGCCATCGGCACGGCTTTCAATCATCAGTTCGTTATCGTCCTCAAAGGCGAAA